CAGACAAGATGCTAAACTGGCCATTGCTGAAGCAAAGCGACAGGGCAAGGTAGTAGCAGAGGACGGAACTATAACTGGATCAGTAGACCCTACTGTACCTTGGTACAGAGCTAACAATGTGTTAGATAAAAACTTGCTGCCAAATCCTTACAATGCCAATGATGTTGCACCTGATGATGGTGCTTCAACACTAACTACTGGACGTCCTTGGACAACTTAATTTATGGCTTCAATACCTCAGAGTAACTACGAACACGATAGTAAGAACTACCACCTAAACGATATACACCAAGCAATGGAGTACAATGCTCTAGGGCAACCTGTGCTTCGTGCCAATGTTAACCTAGTAGGCTCAGGCGAAGGTTCCGGAGTTAGTTCCAGCATAGACAGCAAAGGTCGTCTCAAAGTACAGACACAGCAAACTATATTCTTCAACACATTCCAGTATGGTAAAGAAACTGATGTCTGGGATGAGAGCGCAGTCAACGGCGCTTCCGCAGTGTTTGACACTTCATTTAGTCAAATACGTATGCAAGTGACAAATCAAACAGGATCTACGGTTATACGACAAACTCGTAACGTTCAGCGTTATACTCCGGGCCGCACACAGACTATAGCATTCGCTGTTAGATTACAAACACCAGCAACTGGCATTCGTCGTAGGTTTGGTATGTTTGACGGCAATGACGGATTTTTCTTTGAGGATTGTGGAACTGTTGATCCTGACACAGGTGAGCCACAGTATGCCTGTGTGATTATCAACAGTGACGGCGCCACTCCCACAGTGGAAAGAATATATCGCAAAGACTGGAACGGCGATAAACTTGATGGTAACGGTCCAAGTGGTTTTACAGCAAACCCTCAAGCACAGCAGTTAGTCATGATGGATTACGAATGGTATGGTGCTGGACAAGTATCGTTTATGTTTGTGATCAACGGCTTGCCCAGAGTTATACACACCTTTAACCACGGTAATAGACTACAGAGTCCTTGGGCGAAAACTCCATTCTTGCCCATCAGGCTGGAGATAGAAAATCTCACTGGAGCCGCGGGCACACACTATCTATGGCAAGGATCCAACAGTATTCTAGCAGAAGGTAGTGTTGAAAAACTAGGCATCGCTGAAAGCATACTAACACCGTTGACTGGCGTCAACATGCCCAGTTCCAACACATTCTATCCCATAGTCAGTATTAGAATAAAAAACACAGCATTGACGGGCATTGTCTTACCTACTTACTTCCAAGCAAGCACCCTGGACAACACTGACATTTACTACAAACTTATACGCAACGCTACAGTGAATGGCACGTGGGTGGATCATCCAGATCCCAATGCCTTCACACAGTACAACTATACTTCAACAGGTGCTATCACAGACGGTGTTGAACTGTCAGCAGGTATGATTACTTCGGGCGCAGGTGCCGGACAGATTAGAGTGGACACTGACACAGTTTATCAACTTGGGCGAAGTAGTTTAGGCACAGTCAGCGACACCTTGACCCTAGCCATCGCTGCCAAGAATGCCAACAAGAATGCTGTGGCCACACTGACTTGGATCGAACAGAGATGACCTACAGAAAGTATATCCGCATAGTAGAAGCAGCCAACAAGGGCTGTCCCATTGCTACCTACGACATAGACGTCAACCTAAAGAATCGTCAGAAGGCCATTGATGCATATCACTACGGTCCTGCTAATCCTGAGGAGCCAGAATCATATTGGAAGGATGCTGCTGATCGTTGGGATATTACAGAGAAAACTGCTCGTACTATGAAGTGCGGTAACTGTGCGGCATTTGATGTCAGTGACAAAATGTGGGCATGTATAGAAGCGGGTATCAAAGGCGATGAAAAAGACGCAGATGCTATGGCTTCAATACACAAGGCTGATTTAGGTTATTGTAACTTCCTGCATTTTAAATGTGCAGGCACACGTAGTTGTACAGCCTGGGTCACAGGCGGCAGCATAGACAACAAAGACAGAACACACAAGTAAATTCAAATTAATATCAAATGTTTAAAAGACATGATTTGCATTTAGTATCAAACCCAACATGCTCTAGGGCAATTAAAGATCTTGTTGCTAGAGATTTTCAATTCTATGACAAAGACGGATTTGAACTTAACATAGCAGAACGCAAATTCTATTCTGCAATGGGACATCCTATCGAGCATGAAATTTTAAATCACTGCTGTTGGCAAGAGCCCTGGTTTGAATTAACAGATTCCGAATCTTCTTTGATTTTAGATCATTCAATGTTTCTCTGTAGATGTAACTACTCAGGTGAAGCGTTGGATCAATTGCTGGAATTAAAAACTACCGTTCCATTGGCCGCATATCTAGTTCAAACAAAGATTAAGTGGGGATTTGATTTTGCGTTAGATGCAAACATCGATGGTAACCTCTTTGAAGTGCTACACATAGAATACGATGATCAAGACTACGAAACATTCAAAAATAGAATGCTTACCTTTGACTTTACTGTTCGCCACACTGACTGGATTGATGCTGCTAGAAAAATATGGCAGCATAGACATGAGTGGGAACATCTAAAAGGATTTGATCAAAACAACTGGAAATCTAAATTTCTCATAGGTTGGAACAAATCTGAGTACACAGAAAAAAGTGTATGATAAAAAAAGGCCCGGAAAGGGCCTTTTTTGTTAATATAACAAATTGCTCTATGAGCGTAATATAATTTACTGTAATGTAATATTTATTTCTTTACGCTGCTATTGACAAATGAGTACATTTTCTCAGCAGTCTCAAGAACCTTTTCAAGTCCTGGATGCTCTGGCATGCCAACTGTGGTAACAATCTGTCCAGTCTTTTCATCGCGTTGTGCAGTCATTTCCCAACCTTGGAACTTAACGTGAAAATCATCACTGATAAGATCTTTGGCCATCTTTAAGATGTCTGTACGGATTTCATAGCCGTTCTTGTTAAATTTAACTTCTGGTAATTTTGGTGTAAAATCTGACATATTATTCTCCTTATGTGTGTATGTCTATGAGCCTTTAGGCGGCTCCGTCCTTCTTTGGAAACAGTACTTTAGATACTGATTCTACAGAATACTTGGTCATGTCAATGGTGTTGTTAACAGCCATTTTAGCGAATTGAGTTTGTGCATCAATATAGGCGTGTGCAGCCTTATTCAATGCTGGGTCTTTGAATACTTGATCAGTTACTAGCTTTTTAGTGCTTTGAAAAGATTCAATAAAAAAGTGTGGTGTAAACATATTTGTCTCCTGTGTGTAAAGTATGTGTTATTATATATATCTTTTTTAGAAATAGCAATAGAAAATAATGATCATTTCACCATTAACGCTTTTGCTTCTTCATATCGTCCTATGCGAGCTAATGCGCATGCCGCTCTGGTTTGTCCAATTGATAGGCAAATGTTGTACAATGTATTTAAAAAGTTTTTCATAGATAAGTTTCCTTGTGAGAATTAAATTGTCGGATATAGTTTTCCAACTGTGCGGCATCGGTAATGCCTTTGGTGTTTAGATAAGCGTCTAAACGGCTTTGGTAACTAGAACCTGGAAACATTTCGCTCAAACGTTCCATGATCCTAATCATTTGCTCTGATATGAATTTCATGTTATAATCCTAGTGTAAGTGTGTGCAGATACTCATGGTTTCTACTAATATATTTAGCAAAATGTTATTGCCCTGCACAAAAAACATTTGATTCTTTAAAAAGGTTAAATATAACAAAGGATTATAGGTAAAAATGCGTAAAAGTACCAGATCGATTCTGCAGGAATTAAGTGATTTAGGCATAAATCGTAACAAGGACTTGGTTATAGAAAGCCGAGGTACCAACCTTATCGAAAGTGCTGTCAATCTATTGACTATGATTCGCGAGAATTACGATTTAGAAACAGCAGCTGAATTAGAAAGGCGTTTCCTTAACGCTATACGAACAGGCGAGCCAGCTAAATTTAAGCGCGGCATCAAAAAAATACAGGAAAATAAAGACAATGGCTGAAAAAGGCAGTAGAGTCTTTGGTGATACTGTGCCCTTCCAAAAGAAGTACGCAGACGAGATAAAGGCTAAAATGGACAAGTACCTAGGTAAAATAGGTTTACAATCTGTTGGCGTTGGATCAACTGCTGATCCCGACAAAGATCCAGAAGAAACAGCCAGTGACCTAGATACCATGGTAGATCTTGATGACATCATCCAAGCACTTAATCCGCAGGTAGATCAGTCAGACAAGAAAGACAGCATTGAAAAAGCAGCTCGCCGAGCATTATCTAGTGCAATACAACAAATGGGTCTACAGACCAGCCAAGCAGGTGTAAACGTATTTGTACGTATGCCCTTTGGTCCTAATGCACATCAAGTTGATTTAGAGTGCATACGCAAAGTACCTAAAGTAAGTCGTTACCATCAGCACAAAATTCCCAAAGGCAGTCCCTACAAGGGAGTAAACAAACAGCTGATGATTGCTAGCCTAGCCAAACAAAAAGGCTATGTGTATAGTGCATGGGAAGGACTGTATGTTCGTACTCCTGAAAATAAAAAGGGAGACCTAGTAGCAGATGACTGGGATGAAATGGCCAAAGTGCTATTAGGTCCAACTGCTGACGGCAATAATCTTTCCAGCGTAGAAGCAATAATGAAGAGCCTTCCAGCTGATCAAGCTGAAGCTCTGTTGGCCCATGTAAGACAAGATAAGAACTGGGCGGAGAAACAAGCACAGCCCAAGGTTAATACTACTGAGTGGTTTAAAAACATGTTAGGCAGAATAGAATGAGAGCCAGAGAATTTTTACGCGAAGCAGAAGCTGCCACAGTTAAGAAGCTAGGTCGTGCATTCAACCATTTAGAAGATCTAGTATTCTTCTATGGCAGTAAAGGTACACTAGAGTCATTACAACATCTACGAGAAATTGCATCAGAAGAAGGCAGTAAGACTGTGCGTATGAAGTGGGACGGTAATCCGCAGATCTATTGGGGCCGTGCTGCAAAAAATGGACCACTAGTACTGGCAGGACACAACGGTTGGAGTAGAGGTGCAGTCACAGATAACCCACGAGAGCTCTATGACTTCATAGCTAACAAGAGCGGCACTCCTAAAACTCCAGAAGAGAAAAAACAACGAGATGCTTTCGCCAAACAGTTTGCCAGTCTATATCCATTGTTTGATCGTGCCACACCTAAAGACTTTGTTGGCTATGTTTATGCTGACGGGCTGTTCCTACAGCGTCCGCAGGTAGACCAACAAGGTGTTTATAATTTTTGTCCTAACCCAAAAAGCAAAACCTGTTATCATGTACGAGCAGACAGCCAACTAGGGCAACAAATTGGTCAGGCACAGGTTATGGTTGTGGGACATGCTTACTTCTCAGAGTTTGGCATGGACGACAGCGACCAGGAGCCCATGGACGACTTCAGCATGTTTAACACTACTCCTGCTCTAATAGTACAAGGACCTGTGTATAACAGTACGCCAGTTAATCTTGCCAGCGATAGCATAGCTGAAGTAGAAACGTTCCTTACCAAGAACGCTGGTCAAATAGACAGCTTCTTGCAAAACACTCCAGGGCTTGGCGATCTTAAAAATATATTGTATACCTATGTAAATCAAACTGCCAAAGTTAGGGCACTTGATCAATTAGGTCCGCAGCACTTTTTCAATTGGATGACCACAAGCAAGGTCAGTACCAACAAGCAGACTAAAATAAAAGAGCTGGCACAGCAACATCAGAATGCTCTTGACTCTATCTTTACATTGGTTAGAATGATCATGGATCTCAAAGACGATGTGATCAACCAAATAGAATCAGGTGAAAAGGGAGAGATCTGGGACACTGAAGGCGAAGGCCGTGTTCGTTATGCTGGGCAGGGCAAGCAGTTCGGTAATGTTAAGCTAGTGCCTAGAAAGCGTTGGACTCCTACATAATGTTTACAGATATAGAATTAGCCACAATGAACGGTGGCCATGCTCTTTATACTCCTGCTAAAGGTAAGATGAGCTTTATCAAAGAACTCAAAGAAGCTAGACTGCTGTACAGTTTAGATGATCTCAAGAGCAGTTACTCCGACACATGTGAAAACTTATACCTAGCCCTGTTAGCTTTAGAGCTCACGGCACATTGTAAAGAAACACAGAGCTTTGCTAAAAAGTATGCCAGCGAAACTGTCAAGTGGGGCGTAGAGTACAGAGAGTTTAGATCCAGTGCCAACGACCTCTACAACCTCATTTATCTTGTACAGGCAGAACCTAGCAAAGTAGAAAAAATATTTAAAAGTGAAGATGCTAGAAAGCTGCGAGAAAAAACGCAGTTACCTTTGATGCAGCTCAACGGATATCTTACCAGTCTTACTACGCCCAACAACAGAGATATCTATTTCCTCATGCGTGTTGAACAGGCATTATCTATTAAGAATTCAAACTCTAAAGAAATACGCAGACTATTAAGCTATAAAAACCCCACAGACAGCGATGTAAAACAGCTGGCCTATAGGATCCTTAATGAGTTTAGAAACAGACTATCGCAGTTTGATCTACTACCCGACCTAGAGCGTCAATTAAGCAAGAATCTTACTTTTGATCGCTGATTTTGTCTATTTGAGCCCAATTTTTTTCAGTTGGTATAAATAATATTACAAAGGCCACAGAGTCGTGGTCTAAAGCATAAATCAGAGGAGATTTTATTATGCCAGATATTTCAA